AAAATCAGCTTCAGTAGCAATACCTTTAATACCATCAGGACTAGGAATTAGATTACCGAATTCATCTGTCACAACTTTTCTTATATTCATTGGTAATTGCATTGCAAATGTACCATTTTCATCTATTACGTCTTGAGGTACATCATATTTTTCAATATCACCCTCTAATGTTCTATATATTGCTTCTACTTGCCCACCACCAGTAATCATTTCATCCATCTGACCCGCTTTTTTTCTAGGTCTACAATTTTTATTTACTGAATCTTTCTCATCGTCAGATATTACACTACCAAAAAACATTGCCGTTGGTATTAATTCTAGTGAGTCTATACTCACATCACTTCTAGTAATTCCAACCACTCTACCAGTACTTAGACTATCACACCAAAAAGGTTCTACATTAACTGATACATTGGCACTAATTATTTGTGTAAGACTATCTAAATTTCTACTACTTTTATATTTAAATGGTGATTGAAACTTCTCTTTTGGAACTCCTTGCTCTATTAATTCATATGGTCTTGCAGAAATAAAACCAATATCACTAATGTCCATATCATAATGTAGTAATTGGTTTCCTGTAGGAACACCAAATAGAATGAAATCCCCAGATTCGTTAGTAGTTGTAGTATATTTATAATACCTCTCATAAATTTCTAAATTTGTAGGATCATCTAAAATACTAATTTTATCGGGAAATGTACCAACAGGTGTATGACTTAGTTTTTGTTGGGTATCTGGTAATAAATTATATCTTATCCCACTAACATTTTTATTATTAGGTGTGGGACTATCGTAAGGATATAATTGATCAACTATTGGATTGTTAGAATTTTTGGGTATAAATATTGAAACTTTTACGTTCGGGACACCAAAACCGTTGTTAATTATAATTCTTCCTGCAACAACTCCATGTGGTGCACAGAAATTTCCATAAACATCAGATTGTTTAATTTTTAAACTTAAAATCTCTAATAAATCAAAATCTTGTTTAAGTTCGACTTTAACGTATTTATCTTCACCATTTGGGGTTGTTCTTATTCGAACCGATTTTGACATAAAAATAGTTATTCACTTTCTTTGTTATTTTCTACTACTGTTACTTCTTCAAATATTTCTGAAGTATAAGTAGGTGTATCCTTAAACTCTTTTTCTCTTTTTGCTCTATTAGCATTATTTTTATTTACTATTTTTTGTTCCTGAGTACCAGCAAACTTTCTTCTCCAATAATTCGACCATTTACCTCTCATTTTATCAAACCAATCAGGTGTGAACATAGTTAATATTAATTGTAACGTTAATGCAAATACAATAAAAGGTAATGCTGCAACTATAACAATTACAGTAGTTAATTTTAGAATAATATTCATTTCCTTAAATTGCCCATTAGCAACTTTATCTGGTACTAATTTTAATTCAGTACCTTCCATCTTATCATAATTTTCATTATTTTGTTTACATGTATTACATCCCATAATTTCTTTTTTTTTAAAACTAATTCATATTCCTATAAAAGTAACTATTTAAACCTTACTTTAATATCTTTATTAGGGAATTTTACCTCAAACATTGCATCTGGTTCACCAAATAAAGTATAGTCGTCAGAAATATCTATTTGTTTAGTAGCATCGTCTGAATATGGTTGGGATATTTCATTTAATGAGTATTTACCACCAACATTGTTAAATATTTTAATATCTGTTACATTTAAAACTCCACCAACATTATTAACATTTTCTATTAATTGTGCCAAATAAACATTCTGACCCATTTGCCATTTTTCAATATCAAAATATTCTTGTATGGATTCAATAACATCTGACATTATTTCACCTTTAGATGTTGTTTTATCTGTAAATAATGATACTTCAAAAGATAAATTTAATATTCTACCATCTTTAATGGTAACATAGTCATTTAACATTCTATAATTTGATAGGTATTCTGCGATATTTTCTTTTAATGTGTCAGTAGAAGAATTACTTAATTTACTATTTTCATTTAATGCTAATATTGTAACATTAACTTTATTTCTTTGTTCCCATACACCAGTTCTAAATGGTATACCAAATTTTCCAGGCATTAAATTTATTCTCGATAAATAATCCTTTATTGTTACACATCTATTTTGTGCCGAAAAGTTATACTTAACTAATTGTCTTACCTCATTTAGTGATGGTTGTTGCTTGCCCCCAATTGCAGGTATAGGATTATTTACACTTAAACTATTCTCTACATTTAAATTTATTGTGGGGTCATCACCAGGAGTTATTATAAAGACAGATCCTAACCCTGTTAAAACATTAGGGCCAACATTACTATTTGCACCGCCACCAACTCTATATTTAACATACATAGTTCTTCCTGGTACCGGTATTGTTCCTAAAGAATTATTATTAACAAAGTCACCTATTTGATTTATTTGTCCTCTACAACCTATAAAATCATTTAGTTCAGAAGTATCAATTTCTCCACCACCAAATGTTATTTTACAAAATCCGTTATCAGTATATTCACTTATGAATCTTTGAGGTATGTTTCTCCACCTACCAGGTAGTATACCTTCAGTTCTAGTGGGTGTATTAGGGTCTTCAATAAATTTTTCTGCTTCAGCTAACGCACTAACTTCATAATAGTTATTACTGAAATCAGTATAATCTTTAAGTGTTGGAGGTGTTGTTAAGTTAGTACCTTCTAATGTTATAATATTTTCAATTGAAATTACATTATCTTCTGGTAATATAACTTCTAAAAATGGTTTATAATCTGGTCTACTTACAACCCTTTTATATTCTTTAGTTATTCCATTTATGACTAAAGCTTGTTTGGTTAATTCATAGTTATCTACACCACCAGATGAATTAAATTTGGGTATAATTGTTCTATTTGGTATAGCACTACTACTAAATCCAGAAGAAAAATCTACATCGTCAGGTAGTTCAAAAACTTTTCCTGCTCCCGTTATTTGTGTACCTTTCAACAATATAGGTGCATAATTCAAATCAGGACCATCTCCCCCAATTGGGTCAACAGGTACTAAAACAGATAACTCTACAATTGTAATACTAGGTCTATTTCCTGGTACTTTTAAACCAAAAGTCCTAGCTAACTCTAATATAGATGACCTTTCTTGTGCATAATTTATTTGTGTTTCATTAAACATTCTATCAGTATGGAATGATAACATATCACCAACTGCTGCGTTTAATTCTAATAACATCATCCCAACAGATGCGTCATTAAAATCTGAAAACACTTCAGGATAATATTGTTGTATGAACCCAATTAATTCTGCCCTTACCTCTGCAAAATTTCTACTATTATAGTTTACCTTCTTTTTCATATTTTAAAGCGTTATTTGTAAAATATCAGAAGATGCGAAAGTTCCATCTATTACCGTATATTTTAATTCTACTATTATTAATTCTTCTATATCGTTTTTCTTAAAGTCTATTGCATCCACTACTAAATTTGGTATGTATCTTTTAATAGTTTCATTTAAATTATCTTTAATCTCACTATGTGTTATATTATCATTAGGTTGGAATATAAACTTTTTTAAATCACTGCCAAAGTCAGGCATATATAACCTTTCTCCCTTATTAGTTAATAATAGATGTAATAAATCTGCCTTTATAGCTTCTTTATCGGTTTGGTTTAATTTAAAATAAAAACCCTTCTCACTATCCCTAAAAGGGAAATCAATATTTATATATCTTATGTCTGCCATATGTATATAAATATTCTACAATAATTTTTTTAAAAGAAAAGGTTATATAAAAAAAAAAAGGTATCGAATTCGATACCTTTTTTTATTGTTTTTTTTATTTATAATATTATGTGATTTCACATGCACCCCCAGCACAAGCTAATTCACCACTAAGGTTAGTTTCATCTTCAGACTCTACTACTTTAGATAAATCTATCTCACTAAGTGTTTTCATCATCTTATTATATTCCTCTTCAGTACAATCCTCAAAAGGTGCCTGTACATACGTACCACCATTATAAGGTAAAACTGATAAACCATTATAATGATCTCTATTTTTCCACATCCATTCGCCAGCTAAATCCCAATCTTCTTCTTTTAATGATATTGTTGCTGATACGTTATGTGAATTAGAACCACTATTATGTCCAGTTTTAACCCATTCAGTAGCAACTTTTTTAACCCTCTCTAATAAATCGAATGCAGATTCAGTTCTTAATATTGATCCTTTAGGTGATTTTTGTGGAATTGATATAACTGCAGTATCATGACCTCTAAAATAATCATCTTCAATTAATTCTGGATGATTTTCTAATAAGTAAGTATACATTGTTTCATTCTTACCCACTCTTACCCTTCTAATATAGAAGTCATTGTGCCAAGCGTGAATTCCAGACGATGTACCTAAAGTTAATGAT